AATTTTTCTAAATGCTACATACTCACCTGCTGGGCCATCGCCAACTAATGCAGACACACCGTAAAACAATGTCTCTTCATTGTTGTTTATCTTCAACTTCTTATCCACTAACGCCCAGCTCCTAGGAGTAGGAAAAGAGTAGTGGTCAGCGTCGAATGAATACAACAGCCCAGGGCGATATCTCATAAATGAGATAAGCGAATCGCTGATGCCATTGCCAATTGCCCACTCACACCAGTCATCAACATTAGGTTCTAACTCATAATGAGCTAACCTGTTTCTGACAGGTGAAGGCATTTGGTAGACAGCAGCAGAATCTGTTAAACGGTTACCTGCAGCTATGATAGACCAGCCATGCGGTAGATGATAATCCCCAACCTTTCTGGTTAATAATAACTGCAGGAACGCATTTTGTGTTGCAGGCGGCGCCGTTGGCAATTCATCAATGAAGAATAAACCACGCTCACCATCTCGCTCCACAATTGGAAATACATCTGGGACAGCCCAAGATGTAAAATATTTTTCTTGATCCTTAACTTTGACAACTCGTGGCACACCACGAACGTCAACGGGGTCAAACAAGTTTGCACGAAAGTCTAACAACTTTTGGTCAAGACTCGTGGCAACCTGTTCTGGTATTTCTGATTTACCGATACCTGGTCCACCCCAAATCATGGTGTTAAGACCGGCTCGCATGTTATCAACAATCTCTGAAACGAGATGCTTTGGACGTATTTGATGCATACTCCTACTCCTAAATAAAATTAAAACAGCCAATAAACTGGCACATGGGTTTTACTGAATAAAATGATTAAATGCCTTGTCGGCACACATACTTGTGAATAAGTTTGAAAAGTGATAGCCTAGAGCCTGCTTTCACATTCACAGATCTAGGCTACCCTCTGGTTTATACCCCGAACCAGACCAAGGGGTGCTTTTTGGTAGATGTACTAGATTTCAGGTCTAGACAACAGGATGACCGATGCTAAGCACCAACCTAATGACCTGCCTGAGCTTTTTAAGTCGTTCCAACCCGACAGGTCAAAAGTTGGGGGTGACTGAAGCCCTTTGAGTAACAAAGTAGAGCTGACACTTCGGGACATTAATTACGCGTTATCATACATCGCTTTAGCTGTCTCATTAGTAATAGACTTACTAGTGATTTTTCCAGACTTATCAGCGTGTTGATTGTAATTCCACTCAGCTAAACGCTGTAGACGATTCTCAACTGCTTGTTGGACTCTGAAGCGATTGATCTCAACATCTTTAAGACCAAACTTGTCATCCATTTTGTTAAGAAAAGCTGATAACATTCTAGCTTTACGACCGAGCTGAACCATTTTGTCTTCTCTATCGATAAGCCAATCTGGTATCTCTTGATCTTCTTTAATGGTGCTGATTGAGTCTTTATACTCATAAGCAACACTAGAAAACTCAGCCCAAGTTCTGGTAGCCAATTGCAATGCATTGATACCAGTTGTTTGTGGATCAACTTCCAAGAGTTGACTGAAGCCGTCAACGACTTGTTCAACTTGGCTGTTGAAATACTCTTCAGCTTTGTCATCAGTGAATGGCATTGTTGTGCCATACTTAGCATCAAAGACTGTCATGATTTCAGATACAACAGCTTCTTTGAAGGTAGGATTACCTGCATCATCTAAGTTGTATCTTCGGAAGAAAAAGTCAGGAAGGACAATCGCCACTTCTTTTGCTCTTTCTTCACTGCCCTCTGGGTCACCATTTGTATCTGCACGATACGCTGACTCAGGGGTCTCATTTGATGGAACTAGTTCTTCCGTCTCCATCTCTGACGGATCAAAATGATCTACATTAGCCATTTTTATCTCCCGTATATAGAAGGTTAATATTCACTCACCAAGGTGAGCAGTTAAATAAACCGCTTTAGAATTTAAGCAGTTTAAATTTGTTGCCATACTTTCGTTTATTCCGAGATTTATAACCAATCTCAACACGTCTACGATAACTAGTACTTTCCCAGTGTCTGTGTTGCATAACGCTAGGTATACCAGCACGAACACGATCTCGCTCGTCTTCATGTTGAGTAAACAAATCATTAAGTATGTACTGTGGTAAATCTATGTCCATGACCTACTCCTAATTTAATTAATAACGTTTCAAAAGTACAAACCATTGTTCGTTAGAACAATGGTCGAAAATAAATGCAGGCACGGTAATTCGCACACATTAAGGTGGTCTACCGCCATAGAAAAAAGCTACAGCCCCCGAAGGGACCATAGCTTTTTGGGGACTAACTTAAACAGAGTTGAGCCACTCTTCAAAGTTTTCTGAATTATTATCTGATTCCACAATAATTGGTGTCAATGAAGTGTTGATAAAACAGCTATACCAGTCAATAATTTGCTGGTTGGTTACAATAACCAGCGGAACTCTGACATAACCAGAATCATAATAATCAACAACATCAGATACAACACCAGCTTCTTGCAAGGCTACTAACATGCCTTGGTTCTCACTGTAGTCTTTGATGAATACAGGTATTTGTTCATAGCCAAAATGCTTCTCTATTAATGCTTGTGCATCATTATCAATCATGTTGACTGATGCAGTGGCTATTGGTTCACCAGTGTCAACTTCTTTTAGCGTAAGCGCTAAAGAGTTGGTGTTTCTGTACTTAGTAGGTACAACTCTACATAACCAAGACTTGAATAGTACTTGGGGAAATTCACGAATGTCCATATTCGTTCTCCTATATTTATTAGTTAAATTGATCGAGCCAGGCGATATTTTCATCACAGTTGTGACGGGTCCCGCCTGACTCTAAGTTTTAAGCCCCCAGTAAAACCTTAAACTGCTACTCCCTGCAGAGAGCAACTACAACACTGTGTAGCGTCAGCCAGAGCGCGACTCTGAATGCTTCATAGAAGTTGTTAAAATTCACAACAAAAGGACAAACGGCTGATCCGTTAGGTCAGCCGTCTGGGATATTATAGCCCTATGATAATAAGGGCTATAAATATGAACAGTAACGCCGTACGGCGCTTTCTGTTCATATCAGCTCCTCTTGATAGATGCGACAATCGTCGTCATCAAACATAGAGGGCTGTCTCGCTGTATCATATACGTATGAAGCTACGCTTGATGCTTCATAAAAATAACAGCGACACTTGTTTCCACGTTCAAGAACGTTCCAAGCGTATCCAAACCATTCATTGTTTGGATATTTTCGGTATTCATGCCGAAAATCGGGGCATGTTAGCATGCCCTTTATCCAATAAAGGCTTGGAACAAATCCAAGCTCTTTGGATATGAGGTTAAAACTCTTAATGTAATTCATAATGAATCTCCCTAATTGTTAATAACACTTCAAAAGGACAAACGGACTGTCCGTTCGGACAGCCGTATGTGTACCACGACTAGTGGTACAGCTGTAGCCCCCGC